GCAGTGCCAGTCTCCATTTGGACTGTTGTATTGGCAGCAGTTCTATAATCAACAGTTAAAGGAAGGTACGGCGTAGCCTGTCCCCATCCTATATCAACTGTGAAATCTCTGCAGTCAGCTAGATCAATTATTTTGGAGTATACATAATTGAAGCGTTTGAATTCGTTAACTGAAGATTCAGTAATCTTTTTAGGATCCCACACGATCCTAATCCTCCCTCTATGAAATTGTGATGCGATTATCTGAAAACGAAATCGCATGGTGCCCCTCCATGCTAAAAAAGGTAAAGAAACATAGGCGCTAGCAGTAAGGTGAATTGGATCAACCTTGGTGCCAGATCCTATTTGAGATCCTTTCTTAAACAATTGTGGAGTGACGGCTATTAACATAATACGAGAAGAGGTATCATCCGTTGCAGCCCATGGTGTTGTGCAAAAATAACATTCTTTTGAAGCAATATGAGTGATAGTCATTTCATCAGATGATGATAATCCTACTACTCTGGGATCAATAGTAACTTCTTGCTTTGAGTCAAAAGTTAATTTATTTGATGTATCACCACAGTCTACGTTAGCCATATTACCTAAGTATACAGGCTTATATGGTGCTATGTCAGTTATTATAGTGGGACGTGAAAAACCAAATATCTTTGCCATTGCACCTACTGCGCCAGTTAACATTGAACTGGCACGTGCATAGGGTCCAATAACGGGAACATTAGATAATGCTCCCATGGAAGCAGCAATCGCGGCTGCAGTATTTGAAACTGGTTGCTTACCATATTCATCAGAACCAGATTGTGAGACAGCAATGTCTTCTTCTGATTCTAATGTTGGTGTTGCGTAATTTACTGACGTGGGTGTAGATAGGACATAATCGTCGAACCAAGCCATGACGGAAACGTCACATTTGACTTTTGAAGAGTCGGTTTGTGACATAGTTGTGAGGTTGTTAATAGGGTAGAAAAATAATCTGCCCAATTTATTAACTTCTTGTTCTGTCATGTCCACGAAATTGCGATTCCAGATAAAGGGTAATTCCATAGTTCCTCCCTGACTTAAGGACGAAATTAGGTATAAATGCGGTTTCTGACTATGGCGCACATACTGCTGGGGAGTCATGGCAACATAACTCTTAGTAGCATATGGGGATTGGTAGCCTGTAAGCGAACCATAGTCTTTGAAACTATCGTATTCATATAGTGGGTGGTAAAAAACAGCCATTTGGCCAAAAATAAAACCATTTCCATTGATAAGTATTTTAATTTTGAGATTACCTCTGAAATATCTATACGTTTTGATCTTATCTTCTATTTCAGAGTTTTTAAAGAACAAAGCCCAAGGATTCATGATATAAGCTTTTCCAGAACCTGGGAAAGGTGTTGGGGTTGCAGAATCATTAGTCCAAGCAAAATGATCTATTTCAAGTGGTCTACTCAAGTAGCTCCCAAGAGGAACATCCGGAGTGTATCCCACATTATAAGTACTATCTGGGGAAGTAATAGTTGACTGAAGCCAGGACTCAGAATGGTCCTTGAATTCAATGGTTTGTGACTGTTCTTGTAAGTTGGCGGGAGAATGCGTAACAACAGACTCCTTCTCAGTGCTAGAAGCACCGGCATTATTATTATTTAGGGTTTCAGCAAGCTCATTTAAGATTCTTCATTATTGGCGGCTCAACCTATAATGATATATTCTAATTTGTGTCTTGGTGGAAGACGTGCACAACTAAGTGCTCAACCCTTACATAGCAAACCTTACAGTTCATACGAATAGAAAACGTACTAATGCTGGTAACTATAACTATGCACACTATTACTCAATGGAATATTACATCACCGAGAGGGAGTGAACCTCAGGAAGTTTATAGACATTCCCAGGTCATGGTTTGATCAGCGTTTTAGAATCAGAGGATCTAATTTATAATATATAGACTTGTTCAATTCTTTAAGGCGTGTTTTATAATTGGGATGCTTTAATGCATATGATATAATATCCTTTTCATGGTTCTGAAACCATCTTTGTACGCATTCATCAAAAGTTCGATACACTTCATCAATCATGTATCCGTGTAGTTCACACAATTCAATCATTTTAATCTGATTCTGTTCGTAGTACTCTCTACCATGTAGGAAGAACTCTCCCATAGCATTTTGAATTGTGCTCTTACATACTTCAAATTCGTTTACCGACTTAGATTCCACCACACAACACAAACTTTTAAAAGTGGAATCTGGATTTAAACTACCAACACGAATACCAATTTCTGGTATATAAGTGGACTTTCTTTTTAAAAACTCACTCTCTTGTAAGGTAAAATAGTTAACATCTGATATTTCAGATTTGTCTGGGGCGGTAAATTTTAAATGATATTTATCTAAGGTTTTCTTAACATTGGAAAAATTGAACAATTTGTAATGAGGGTTAACTGTGGACATTGCATCATCACCATATGTAATAAGATGACATGCTCTCCTAAACTTAATGGGCTTGCTGATTTGCATTTGTGAATAATAAATATCATAAAAAACGCATCTAAAAATAAGAGAGTTGCATATAGAATTAGTGTAAACAGTAAGGTTATGTCCACTGGGATTTGAACCAAAAAGTTGTATGACATCCCCATTCATTTGAACGATAGGATATATCAACTCTGCATACAAAGAATGCATTATTTTACGATCTCGTGTGGTGTAATGGGGGCATAGAGAAGACATATAATGGAGAAGTTGATAGCATGCGGCAGTTAATTGTGGGCTCATTCTAAGATCATACTTAGAATAGTCACCTGCCAAGATGCGATCTTTCCCATACTTAAGGACATGATGCATTAATTGCTCCCATTCTGTATTACTGCAAGTGACACCTGCGGCGCACTCACTGCTTAATGGGTGCTCAGACAATAATGCTGCTATGGGCAACATATACTTACGAAGCAACATGCTGAGAACTACTGGGGCGGCTTGAAAAACTCTAACTTTTTTCTTTGTAGACTCAATTGGCTCGTCCTTGAGCTGAGCAGAGAAAATAGAATTAATTCTCTCGCCCTTGAACAACACTTCTTCGCATCGTTCTACTTCGTCATAAAATCGCTGTTCAATCATAGTGGGACAGGAAAAATCTTTATATAATTCATGATCTTCGGGAAAGTATATATAAAAATTATCTTTAGGCTGGTTGAGAGGATATCCCATTGATGTTGTGGCAGATAGTCTATTAATGAATCTTTTCCCGTCTATACCAGATATAACTTGCACTTTGTTAAGTGGTTTTATATCTTTAAGTAGACTAGGTTTTAAAAAAGAGGAGTATTGTTTTAATAAATCGCTATAGGCATAATCCAGGTGCTTGATTGGAAATCCATCAGAAGGTCGCGATGAAAATTGAAGTGAAGCATTAAAAGGATAGCCCTCACGCATTGGGGGGCCACACCACGATTTTGTTACTCCAAATAAACGTTTAACATCAGGTGATATAAAAGTTTCTTTACATCTGGTACTATGTCGCATTGCGTGTCCTCCTTGTCCCATAACTTCACAGTTGGCAGGTCCATCATCAGCTGATAAAAAATTTGCGGCACAATGTTGATGAACTTTGTAATCTGAAATTAAAGGTAAATCAAATAATTTTTCAGGTACTGGAGAAGATGTTGGACCAATGTATATGTGTGGTACTTGGGATAATTTATTGATCGAGGTAATAATTTGTTTATGGGTGAGAAATCCTAAAACTCCTTTATTTAGCTCCTTTGGGAAACCACCAAGATGGAAACCAAGTAAGCTGGGTGGTTGTGTTTTAGTAATAAAAGAGGCACCACATAAGCCATCGTAATGAGAATGGTTATGTAGTTTATAATTACAACCGTAAAACCCCTGCTTACAAACCATCTCTGTGGTTCTACATTGATTGTTAGGATCTTGGGTACTCGCACTCCAAATCTGGTAGTCATCATAATTACTCTTGGAAACCAAAGTACCTCTAAAAATTGAAGAAGATAAAGTTTCAGGGAAATACTCGACTACACTTTGGACAGGTGCCATATTTGGAATATGAATAATAGCAAAATCTGTGTCAGGAATAAAATAAACTGTAGTCAAATTAAAGAAAAAACTCATTTTATGATTTGTATGGTCACTGGGCATGCGGAAAAAATCCATTTTACCTTGATTCATATTTTTAAAAGTGTGGGCAGCTAATAAACCAATGTTGGAACGGATAATCAACATTTGTCCAGTTCTAGATAACCCATTAGGTGTACTACCCATGGGTGTGACAACAATACGGCGCATCCCTCTCTTGACTCTTTGAACTAAAGCATCAGATGTCATAGTTTTGAGACGGGGGTTTGTATCAGGAACATAAGTGGACCAATTTTGTAACCACATATTCTTTTCTACATTACGCTCTTTTATATCTTGAGCTGTTTGAGGGGCCAAATTACCCTGACTACAACATTGTAGCCGGTATGAAGCACGTATCCTCTTAATGAGTTTGCACGTAATAAGAATGCTGCTAATTCCTACAGCTGACCAACCTAGACATTTAAGGCGGTTTGTGCGAATGCGCGACACAGTATCAGAGACAAAATCGGGTGATACAAATTGTCTATTCAAGCATGTGTGTAATTGGAAACGATTACACATTTCTCTAAAAATAAGTGTGCACATAATTATAAGATTTATAAAATGAAAGATATAACTGAAAAAGAAAAAGTGCGAGCACATTCTATATACAGTGTTGATAGCTACAAATGCACTTAAAATAAAGGTATTAAATGGATACACTAGATTTGAAAAGAACCTTCTTCGGATAATGGCTCGAAACAAAGAGATTTCATTTATCCCCATTGGCATAAGAGCATACAAACGAGGAGTGAAACCTCTAAAATGACGTTCCAAACCACCAAGAAAGCCATGTGGTGAATCTTCTAAGTTAGAAACCAATTGATGATTCGCTAATGCATAGTCACTAACTACTCCATTTTCATCCTGGTATGGTAAGGCTGGGCGATCATGGCTTTGGCTGATAGCTATCAATGGTTTATTAGGAATCAAAAAGGGACAATTACATCTTTCTTTGGGCATTTGACATACATCACAAATAAAAGAATCACTAGAAAAGAGAGTTTCAAACTTGGCAACTTGGATACGTTGAAGCTCATAATGTATAGTGCTTTTCTCACGAATGTATCTTAGTAATTCGTCCCATCCAAGGTTGTCCATCAATTGTTTTGTACCATTGTTCCACTGATGTTCTACTGTTGGAAACTTAAGAGTACGAGTTTGAGTTAGAACTCCCATGTATATCCTAAAAATATAACAATCAGGCATTAATTTACTCTTAAAAGCATGATTAACTAGAGCAGTATTCATAGTACCGTCTAAATTCTGGTATTGCTCTTTAATTCTAATTTCGATGTGAACATTTGCTCGACGCATTGTAGAGATGGGATCTATCGTACTAGACATGGCACCCATATCCTGGGCATTGGTGGTAACCATGACTATTTCAGCAGTGATTGGTGTACACCCCTTCTTCTCCACCTCTGCCTTGACAGCTTGGGTGGGATTGGGAGTTATAAAAAACGTGAGTTGAGCTGATGGTGCATCTCCCTTGCGTTGATCTGGAAGGGTGTTAGCGAGGTCATCTAATATGATAGCCATAGTATCAGAGGTGACAGTGGAGTGATAAGCTTCGTCTGGATTCACAGTGGCAATTCTACTGGCATCAAGATGTTTGAGATGAGGGTTAACAGATGCTAAGTATTTAAGTAATATGTGAGCAACATTTGTTTTCCCAACCCCTGATGAACCAAAACAATTGACACAAAAGGGGGATATTCTTATCAAATTAGATTGGAAATGAACCATATGGTAAGTATGAAATTTAGTGATATCATCAATAATCTTTTCAACATATAGAGAGGGTAAACCCTTGTTAGCACAATTTTTAAATAGTATAAAATCTCTTTTGAGATCTTCTAGTTCTGTTCGATATGCAAAAGGCATTAAAGGGCACGTTTCACGCTGGAAACCAGTAGTGGACATGTAACCATGTTGTTCAGCTACTATGCGGTAACGCTCCTCCAAACTTCGGAGATTTTTGGACTTGCCAAGGAAAGGAGAAAAACTTTTCTTTTCCAAAC